ACGCGGCGTCAGCCATCGACTCGGCATCGTCGCCGGCCGCGCTCACGTCGATATCGAGCTGCGACACCGCCATCTTGCGGGTGTGCAGCACCCCCTGGTAGAGCAGGTCCTTTTCCTCCATCCGCTCGGCGAGCTCGAGGTAGAGCCAGGGGTCGCCGAACTCGGCCGTGCGCAGAATCCCGACCACCTTCTCGGGGGTGAGCCCGATCGAGTCATCGATAATCGAATAGATGTTGCGGATGCCGGCGAGCGTCGGCGCCGCCTGCTCCTCGCGCAGCGCCTCGAACACCACCGGCCGCCCGTACGCGTCGTATAGCGTCATGCGCGGCTGCCGCCTCCGCTCGGCTCGAGATGGTAGCGCTGGGGCGACGGAAACGGCACGAAGACGCCTTCGTTGGCGCGATGCTGCTCGCAGGCCATCCAGTTGGCGCCGAAGGCGATCGCCGCCAGCAGAGCAATCACGGCGACCGAAAACCAGCCCTTCATCCCTAGAAACACTGTTACCCCACCGTGAGTTTGTTAAGTCCGCCGGTGGTGGCGCCGGCCGACGGAAAGTCCACCTTGGCGCTGGTGGTGGTGCTGATGTCAGCCACCCCCGGAACGCTCGCGGTGCCGTCACCGTTGGCCACCCGCCACGAGCAGATGCGATTGTTGGCCGACGGAATCGAAAAGGTGACCGTGCAGTTGTCGACGTCGGTGGTGGTGGCGGGCGTGGTGAAGCTGCCGGCGTAGTTGGTCGAGCCGCTGTTGAAGCTGCCGGCGCCGACCACCGTGTTCTTGTGCGAGCACGAGACGCTGGTGGGCGCCGCCGGACCGCCCGGCACCGGCCCGCAGCTCCAGACGCCGTTGATTCCCTGCGCAATCGCCCCGGTGCCGCCGCCCGCGCAGGGCGTGCCCGGCGCGCCGTCGGTGACGTAGAAGAGCTGGCCGTTGGTCACCGTCGCCGGCAGCTGCGAGAAGAGAATATGGACGAGCTGCGGCGAGATCGTGTCGGCGCCCGAGAGCTTGTTGTTGAGCGCGTTGCGGAACTGCTGCCCCGCCAGATTGCCGGTGAAGTTCGGAATCGGCACATACTGCGCGCGCGCCACGCCGCATCCCAGCCCCATCCCCGCGAGTAATATACCCGCGAGTAATATACCCGCAAGTAACATACTCGCGAGCAAGCTACCGCCTGGTCTGCCTGCGACGGCCTTTCTCATGACTCGCTTCCTCCTCATCTCAGTACCCCAGCGCCACCCAGCCGATCCCGGTCAGCCCCGGCGTCGTGCCATAGGCGATCTGCTTCTGCACGTTGCCGTAGGCGATCTGATTGCCCTGCTTGACCAGCGGGGTGACGGCCGCAATCGGCATCCCCGTGGTCGGCATGAAGGTCGAGGTCGTGTTGCTCTGCCAGTAGGGAATCAGCATCCAGCAGGCGTTGGGATAGGCGAGCGGAAAGCTGAAGGGCAGGGTGGTCGGCAGTTGGCCGCTTGGCCCGCCGAAGCTCAGCAGCGAGATCGTCCCCCACTGGATTATCAGCTGGATCTGCCCGAGATTGACGTCGTTGGCGCCGAGCTTGAGCCAGCCGTTCACTCCCACGGCCGAGCTGATCAGATTGCTCAGCGACTGCAGCGAGGCGATCGCCGCCTCGTCGGCGAGCTGCTTGCTGTGCAGATAGTTGATCTTGTTGAGCAGCGCCTGATGCGGCTGGTTGACCACCCCGAGGCCGCCGAACGACGCCCCGGTGGCGGCCGCCTCGACCGTGTCGGTCTGCACCAGCTCGTAGACGTCGCCGTCGGTCCAGGTGTAGTTGAGATTGGCCTGCAGATAGGTGTTGCCGGTTGGATTGGGCATCGTCGCCTCCCCTCGTCAGTACCCCACCGCAATCCAGCCGATTCCGGTCAGCCCGCCGCGCGTGCCGAACTCGATACTCGCGATCAGGGCCTCCTGGCCGCTCGCCTCGCTGAGCGAATAGGTGATCTGATTGTTCTGCGGCTGCAGCGGCGTCACCACGGCAAGATTCAGCACGTTCTGCTGGCTGCCGTTCGCCCACCCGAGGTAGTCGGTGGTGTCACTGGTCTGCCAGTACGGCTTGATCATCCAGCAGGCATGTGGAAACGGAATCGGAAAGCTGAACTGCATCGCGGGCGGCAGCGGCGGCTCCTCGGGCTGCGAGGGCGGATATTCCTCGGCCCACGGCAGCAGCGAGATCGTCCCCCACTGCCAGATGATTTGAATCTGGCCGAGCGAGCTGTCGACCGTCGCCGCCTTGAGCCAGCCGTTGGTCCTGGTCGGCAGCGGCGTCGGCCCGTACAGGTTGGGCGAGGGGGGTGGCGGCGGATTCAGATTGACCGCGCTCGTCAGCGCGTTGAGCTTCGCCAGCAGATTGTTGATGTTGGCCTCGTCCGCCAGCATCCGCCGATAGACGTACTGCACCTTGTTGAGCAGCATCTGATGGGGCTGATTCTCCACGCCCAGGCCGCCGAACGAAGCGCCCGGCGCCGCATATTCGATCGCGTCGGTCTGCTGAATCTCGTAGACGTCACCGTCGGCCCAGACGTAGTTCTGATTCGCGCTGAGATAGCTGCTGCCCGTCGGATTGCTCATCGCCGCCTCACCCACCTCCGCTACATGCTGATCGTCCAGGTGCCCGAGAAATTGCCGCCGCCGGTGTAGGGAAAGGCCGGCACCACCACGTGCGCGATCATCGGCGTCGGCGCCACCCCCTTGGCGACCAGGGTCCAGACCACGGTGTTGTCGGTGGTGGTCGCGCCGATCGTGGTCGCCCAGGCGGGATGGGAACCCGAACCGGAGGTGCCGGCGGTGGTGCATCGCTGAATATTGCCGTTGGAGTCGACGATCAGATTGCCGACGCTGTAGGCGGTGCTCGCCGCCCAGACCGGATTGGAGGTGCCGACCGCCGCCGGCAGATTGACCGCGCCGGTGTTGCCAAAGAGCCCGAGCTCTTGAATCGTGAGGGGATTGGCCGCATAGTCAGTGGTCTGCAGCTGATAGACAAACTGCACGCTGCCGGCCGCCACCCCGCCATTGGGACCCACCGTCACCGTCCCGACCGCGTTGTAATAGGCCGGCGTGGCCGAGAGTCCCGTATCGGTCACCTGCGGCGCGGTGTTGCCCGAGCCGAAGCCGACCGCCGCGACGAACTCGCCGGTCGTCACCCCGCCGAGCAGACTGGCCAGCGCCGTCAGCCCGGCGTTGACCACCAGGTTGCGCCGCTCGAATATCAGCCGTCCGGCGCGGTAGAGCCGCACCGTCCCCGATGGCCGCCGCTCAGTTCTCATCCTCATCTCCGTGCCTCGAGTGCGAGCCGCCTGAGCCTGGAAAACCGATGCGGCCGCGTGATGTCCTTGCCGAGCCACTTGTAGACCGTCCGCAGATGTCTGCCGGCCGCCCGCGCGATTTCGTTCATGCTCTTGCCTCGTCGATGCAGTTCCATGATGCGCTCGCAGACGCATTCACCCGTCGGCAGCGCCAACGGCACCTGCAGATAGTCGCCGCCGCAGGCCGCCCGCAGGGCGTCGAAAGCCTCCGTGCCGATCGCCCGCAGGATCCGGCGGTTGACCGGGTTGCGCCGCGGCTCACGCCCTGGAACCGGAATCCACACTCTCGAACCGCCGCAGGCGCGAACGAATCTCAAGGCCTGGTCGTGGCCGAGCGTCCGCACCAGCATTCCGCCCACGCCGCTCTCGAGATGCCTAATGTGCGGTCGCCTGTCCATTGATCACCAACGGCCCCTCCGCCACCGCCGGCTGCGCGCCGCCACCGGTAATCCCCCCGCTGAAATAATAGCGCCCGTCGTAGTAGGGCGCGATCGTCTTGACGTCCCGCACCGGCCAGAGCGGCGCCGCGACCAGGTCGCTCGGCGCCGGCGTGAGAAAATCGCGCTGCACGAAGATATTGCGCACCACGTCGCTCACCGGCGGCACGAGCGTGTCCGCCAGATGCCACTGGAACTGCACGCTGTCGAGAACACAGCGCGCCGGCTTCCAGTAGTTGCAGCTCGCCACCAGCTGCTGCTGCAGATGGACCATGTCGGTGCCGGCCGGCACCGTCGACAGATCGATCAGCACCCGAAACACCGCCCATCCCTCGGTCGGCGGATATTGCGTGCCACCCCAGCTCTGCTGCCCCTCCTGCACCACCGCCGCGGGAAATCCCAGCGCCGCCAGGGCGTTCTTGATCGCCCCGAGCGTGCCCATCGTCGAATGCAGCGCGGTGCTCAACAGAATCAGCGCCCGATACTGGGTGTAGAGCGCCGCGCCGGTCGGCTCGGCGCCGCTCACCACCTGGTACTGCAGCAGGTCGATATTGGTGAGCGCGTCGATATTGCCAATCTGGTCCCATCCCGGCCACGACTGATTGGCCAGCACCTCGACCGCCGGCAGCAGGATCGGATTGAGCACGTCCCATTGCCAGGCCATCGCCAGCACCGCCGAATCCACCAGCGACGCCATCCGGTAGACCAGGATCGGCGAGAGGTCGAGCGCCGCGAGCCGGTTGATGAGCGCGAGATGGGCCTGGCTGCGGGCGTCGGTCTGCAGGGGTGGCTGCAATCCCAGA